TTTATTGATAAATGTCTTATTTTATTATTTATATTATATTTTTAATGAAATATAAATATAATAATTTCATAATTTCAGGTCGAATATTTATTTATTAAATAGGAAGAAATACATTCGTTTAGAATTTCATTTGTATAAACTGGAATAGATGCCTTCATTCCGTAAATCGGTGCTAGATCCTCTTTATATTCCAGCGTGTCTTTACATTGAATGAATGTTTTGATTTCTTCAACCAGCGCATCAATTGTGGGTTCGTCATGCATTTTTGTAACGCACAAATGAATTGCGGGTGGATTTTGAAGCGCATTCAAGTTGAAGCCCTTGGTAATAAGATAGTCGTACAATTTATACGTATCTTTGCCTAAATCAAAACAAACAATGTGTAAATCCAGCGGATACGTGCGACATTCGCGAACGAGTTGTATTTTTTTGTGGGCATATTTCGCAATGTGAATGATTTTATTTGAGCTGTCTTGATACTCTTTATACCCGCGCGATAAAAACCCGACCCATGCTTGCGCAACTAGTCCGCCGCTTCTACTTCCCAAAATTGTTGGAGAAACGTATAAACCGCCGTCCCAGTTTGCCGTTACAAAATATTGATACTTTAAATAACTTTCATCTCGGTAAAGTATGCAAGAAACGCCTTTTTGTGAATATCCGTATTTATGCAAACATGCCGAGACGCTTGTTACACCGTCCACGCGAAATGAATATTTTGAAGCCATATCCATCTCCATCTCCATCTCCGTCCCTTTTTGTTGTTGAAACATCCAAACGAATCCGCCCAAACACGCATCTACGTGAACCGGTATGCCCCGTTCTTTCATTGCTGGGGCAATATGTTCTACGTCGTCCATGATGCCAAATCCGTAAGACGGTGCAGAAAGCATAACGCACGCAGTGTATTCATTGATTGTGTTTAAAATATCGCAAACGGTAACTCGATGTTCGTGGTTTGATTTTATTTTAATTAGCTGTATATTTAAATAGTGACACAATTTGTCTACGCTGCAATGCACCGTGTCCGGCGCAACCACATTTATTTTATGCACACTTGCATTCGCATCCACATTTTTCAAAAATCCATTGTTCATACATTTCATGTCTCTGTATGTTTTTAGTGCTAAGAAAATACTTTCAGTTCCACCATTTGTGATTGAACCGCATTGGTGTTCCATATTTCCCAATAATTTACTTATCATGACAATTAAATTTTTTTCCATGAATACAACCGAGTGAAATAAATCAATGTGCATTGGATTTGTATACGCGTATAAGTTATAAGCCGCTTGCATAATTTCCTTGTGTTGATTTTCATGGTCGTCGTATATTGTGCCGCTTATTAGTTTTGGCATTGTATCCATATCTTTTAATGTGTGCAAGTATGTCATGAGCGTTTCTTTATTTAAACCCGACTCTTGAATCGTGTTTATATTTCCGATGTCTACGTTTGTTACGCCACTTGTCAGAAGTTTTTCAACGAGTTTATTATTGTATGATTCGGTATCTTCATTATTCTTTTCCTTCATTTTGCGTATTTCATTTTCCACTTTTTTTTGTATGAATGGAATTTTTTTCCACAGCTGATTTCGACCGATGCTTGAAAATGAATGTAAGATTTTTTTATAAACATAGTATGAACCCAACGAGCCGAATACAATGACTGTTATTCTAATATTGAAATTATTGAAAAGATCATAGTTTAACCAATGCGACAACTTTTCCATGAACAAATAAAATATTCAGTGACACAATGAATGACAGACAATAGATAATAATATATGAATTCTAACTCTATATTTTATTTTTTATTAATAATAAATAGAATATAAATGTTATTTTATATTGATAATTATTTACAATTCATATTTTATTTGAATGTCAGAACCAGCACTACCAACGTTTACAACATTAACAGCAACAACATTGCCAACAATGAATACCAAAATCGCGAATGAAAATTCAAAAGAAGTGGTTCCTCCTGTAACAATATCAAAAGACGCCGTAAAACGTTTGCTAAAAGATATACAACAAATTATGAAAAATCCGCTACACGATCAAGGCATTTACTACAAGCACAGCGAGACCAACATGATGGAAGGGTGGGCGCTCATTATTGGTCCCAAAGATTCTCTCTATTGCAACGGGTATTATTTTTTCAAGTTTACGTTTCCTCCAGATTATCCGCATTCGCCGCCTACTCTAGAGTATTGCACCAATGACGGAACGACGCGATTTCATCCCAACTTTTATAAAACGGGAAAAGTGTGCATTGATATTTTAAACACGTGGCGCGGAGAGAAATGGAGCGGATGTCAAACCATTTCGTCAGTATTACTCACGCTGATTTCTGTTATGGATAATGAACCGATACTAAATGAACCTGGAATAACCAAAACCAGTAAAGATTTTAAAAATTATCATTCGCTGATTGAGTATCGAAATTTATCGTTTTCAATTTATCATCTTGTATCGAGCATTGAAAATTTGCAACGGGTTGTTCCTGCGATGAGCCAAGAATTCGGCGAGCATTTTTACGGCATTATGAAGGCGCATTATATTCAGAATAAGGATTCAATTATGCAGCGACTGGAAGTAAATCGTGGAAAGGTTCTGAATACAGAGTATTTTTATTCATCTCTCTATTTATTCGGATTCAAAGTGAATTATGAAGAGTTGGTTCCGCTTTTTAATAATTTAAATATTTAATATTTTTATTTTATAATATAAGATTAGAAAATAAAATAATCAAAAAATATTATTTTTAATAAAATTGAATTTAAACGCATTTTATTTATAACGTATAACGTATAATTACAACTGCCAAGTTAAACGCTTTAAGAAATGAAATTTTGCGGCGTGTGTAAGAACATGTATTATATTACAATGGGAGATGCTCCAGGTTCCAGTCCAGAAGAAGCGACGACCAAGATTCTCATTCACAAATGCAGAAATTGTGGAAACGAAGAAAAGAATACCGAGTCGACGATTAGCGTATCAAAAACGTATTTCAAACAGTCCGATGTTCATTTGGCGGATGTAGTGAATGAATATACGCACTTGGATCCCACGCTTCCGCGAATCAAGTCCATGAAGTGTCCGAATATCGAGTGCGAAACAAACATGGAACTAGATAAACCATGCACTGTTTTATACATTCGATACGACGACACCAATTTGAAATTCGTCTACATGTGCGCTAGTTGCAAGCACACTTGGAATACGGAGCAGTTTAGCGCAGCGTCATCTTGATTGGAATATCATATATCTATTTTAGAATTAATGTTTAAATAAAAAATAATATAAAAATAATACAATATATACAAGTATTCTTATACTATACGTGTATATATAACCATGAACTGCGAGGAAAATTATACCAATACCAATACTAGTACTAATACCAATACCAATACTAGTACTAATACTAGTATTAATACAGATGCGACGATTGGCAAATCATTTATTGTAAAAGGGTTTAATAAACATTTCGATGAATTTATCGAAGACGTTCAGAGCGTTTTTCCAGAAGACGATGAAGTAAAAACAATGAAAAATCTTTTATATTTATTCAAGAAAACAAACCCGAGATTAGTTTTAGAATATTGGAATGCGTATATTAGCATACCTTATAAAGAGCCGATTGAGAATGGTGATATTTCTTTTTTTGTAAATAAAGATTACTCGGCGGATGTTACTATGACCGACGGCATTTCCAGTTTTATTGAACGTTTGAGAGGGTATGTGAAAAATATGACGGCGGAGAATCAAAGCAAATCGATGAAGTACATTCAAAATTTATGCAACTTAACAAAGTTATATTATGGATAATTTATTATAAAAATGAAAAGAAATATTATAAAAATGAAAAGAAATATTATAAAAATGATAATATTATAAAAAATATATTATTATCATTTACAACCATTTAAATAATTCATTACAAGTATTTTTATAAATAGTTTATTATTTATTTTTTAATATTCAGCGAATGTCATCATCAAAAAAACAGATTCCAGACGAATTTAAAAAGGTTATTTTTGAATTTCTCTCTGATATTTCAAATACGTTTCCCGAATATAAGAGCACGCTCGGTTTATTTTTGGATTCAAACGGAATCAACATTTCTAGCGCCGAATCGGAATCCGATACACAAAAAGTTGTTGAAATTCTTTATAAATATTGTTCAAAAGTGTATCCCGAGAGATTTTTCGATATCCTGTATAAAAATGAAAAATTATTTGATAAAAATGTCAGCGAGTATGCGAATGTAAACACGCATTTTTTGCCGAATATCGATTTTAGCGTGTTGTGGAATACGGAAGGGATTAGCGATGCCACTCGCGAAACCATTTGGAAATACCTACAGTTGATTTTGATGACGATTATAACCAACATTGACGACCGAAAATCGTTTGGAGATGCCGCGAATTTGTTTGAGGCAATTAATGAAGACGAGCTCAGGAACAAGTTGGAAGAGACCATTCAGCAAATGTACAGCATGTTTGAAGGTGCAAATGCGAATACGAATGCAAATGCTTCTTCTGAGTCGGGTTCTCAACCAGAGGTAAATGCTTCTTCGGAACAAGGGTCGGGATCAGGATCAGGATCAGAAGAAGGTTTTAACTTTTTTGACTGGGCAAAAAATATGAATAAAAGCGGCGGCGACGGAAGTGCAGCGGAACCCAATGCGAATGCCGAATCCATCCACGATCACATTTCTCACATTTTGAATGGAAAAATCGGAAAACTTGCAAAGGAGATTGCAGAAGAGACGGCAAAGGATGTAGATTTTGATATGGAATTCGGAGGAGAGAGCGGAGAGAATATGGATTTTAAAAACGTGTTTCAAAAAATGTTTAAAAATCCTGGCAAATTGATGTCGCTTGTAAAAAATGTGGGTTCAAAACTGGACCAGAAATTCAAGTCGGGGGAAATTAAAGAGAGCGAACTTATGCAGGAAGCAAGCGACTTGTTGGGTAAAATGAAAGGGATGCCGGGAATGAATAATTTAGCAGACATGTTGAATAAAATGGGAATGGGTGGTATGATGGGTGGAATGGGAGGAGGTAATAACAAAAGTAAAGTGAACATTGGAGCCATGCAAAGTCACCTGCAACGAAACATGAAGCTGTCTCAAATGAAAGAGAGAATGCAGCAAAAGTTGAAGGCACAACAACAACAACAACAACGGGATGCCGCTCTTACCGCGACAACTCAAAGCGCAAACACAAGTTCAAATGGTGTAAAACCGGCGCTACAGTCACAAGTTTTTAGTACGGGCGAAGTTGTTGAGAGAACGCCGGTTGAAGCACCGAGGCCGTCAAATTCAAATAAAAAGAAGAAGAAGAAATAGATTTAAGAAGAATAGAAGGATGTTTTTTCATTAAAATAATGAAATTTATATTTTAATTTAATAAAATGTTGGAGTATAAATAATAATAAATAATTATAATATTATATACAGGTATTATAATTATTTATTATTATTACATATAATAAACATATCGTAAAAACGTAAAAACACATTATAAAAAAAAGAAAATATGGCAAATACAACAACGTTACAATCTGCATCCGATGTATCAAATGACATGACGAACAACATGAACAACATGAACAACATTGATAAAAGCAAATCAAATAAAAACGACGGTTTAAATGCAGTGCCCACCACAAATTCAAATATGGCATTAAGTTATCCGGAACCGGTTCCAAGCATGGAAAAACAGTTGTCATCCACACAATTTTGGATAAATGATCCGTTAGTATTATTCAAGAGAGAAGAAATAATGGATATATGGCCTGCACCACTCATGTCTATTGAACAAAAACTGAATGCAATATCAAGAATTGTGATTCTCCTGAGTATTTTAGGATTTTTAATTACAAAAAATGTGAATATACTTTTTACAGGAACAATTACTTTAGCTATTTTTGTCATGATGTACAAGTTGCAGTACCAAGAACAATATGATGTAAGGAATGGTAATAGCGATAATGATAAAAAAAAGGAAGGATTTACCAACTCGACATTTAATGAACCGATTAACAACCAAATGGAATACTCAAAACCGCGCAGTGTATTGAAACCGAATTTGACAACGCCGACTGTTGCGAACCCAATGATGAATGTGCTACTCCCGGAAATAGCATATAATCCACAGCGAAAACAAGCTGCGCTCGCATACAATCCCAAAGTTGAAAAAGAAATCAATCATACCACAGAAGTAGCAACGGTTCTGGATTTTGAACCAAAAAATTTAACAGAAGCTGAAAAGCTGCGAAAGAAATTATTTGCAGATTTAGGAGATAAATATGAATTTGACGACTCTATGCGGAGTTTCTATACCAATCCCAGCACCACCATTCCAAACGACCAAAAAGCATTCGCAGAATTTTGTTATGGTTCTATGATTTCATGTAAAGAAGGCAACGAATTCGCTTGTCAGAGATTCAATCCGGTTTTAGGCAGTGTCATCAATTAATATTTATTTGTTTATTATAGATTTATTTTTATTTATAGATTTATTTCATTCGATTTTATGTTTAGAATGATTTTTTTATATTATTATGTATATATATAATTATATATAATATTATAATATTTATAAACAATATAATATCAAAATAAAATAAAATATGGCAACCGTGAAAGATTATGTGTTTGATAATATGGCGCGTATCGGAAACGATACATGCGGTCTCAGTCAGCGAAATATTCAAAATCTCAATTCAGGAAACTACATGTTGGAGAATTTTTTTGCATCAGATTGCACAATGTCTAGACCGATCGAGTTTGCAACCAGCCAGCCGGGAATTTTTTATGAAGGCGGACACCAAGTTGGCGCAGGCGGATGCAACATTGACGTGAACTCTCAACTGTTGAACGGGAGCGGACTCATGCATCCGAAATGCCGAATTATGCTGAACCAACGACCGTTTGTAACGGTTC